ACCCATTTCTTAGGTATGTTTAAAACTCCCATTAAAGTATTATCTTTTTTATATCCTTGCGTATGTGACACTACTATAAAATTTTTACTTTGGCCTAAATATAAAGCATTTGTTCTACATAATGCGTTTGGAGATTCTTTCATCGCTTCTTCAAAAGTTGTCCAACCATCTGAAGTATAAGCATCTGTCCATTCAATATAAATTTTATCACCAAACTTTTTATTAATTTTCATAGTTAGCGTTTCTTTCGTTTTAGAGGTAGTTTCTTTCCTTTAGACTCTTCTAAATGTCTGGCTAATTCTGCCTCACTCATACCAGTTTTACCTGACTTACCTTCTCTTTTACGCTTTAATTCTGCACCAAAAAATCCCTGTTGTTTCTCTGAAACTATAGGGGTATGTTTACGATGTTTACCACTACGTTTTAATTTTCCGCATCCTGGGCCAGTCATTACTGTATCTCCACTTTTATCTTTCTACCATATTCATCAACAGGCATACCATTATCTTGTTCCACTTTATATTTATCTAAAGCAAACATTAACTTAATATTCTCAATATCGTTAAGAAACAAATCACAGGGCATACTACAATTGAGCACAGGACTAAAACCACCAACCAGTAGTCCACGCACCACACCGTCCATGCTAAATACTGGCCCACCACTGTTGCCAGGATGAGCAGCACTATCAGAAAGGAAAGCAATTTTCCAACCATATTTTTCTCCTGTCCAGGGGTCTACAAAATCCCAATTAGGATTAAGGTTGCTTATAATACCTAATGTAACATTATTAAAACAAGGTTTACCATATGGACTGCCTATAATAAATATTGATTGTCCTAATACACATTCTTTAATACTACCAAATTTTGCAGGTTTTAATATAGATTTATCAACTTTTATAAACCCTATATCATAATCTTTATGAAAAAGTGCCTGTATTCCTTTTAATATCGTGCCATCGTTTAAAGTAATAGTATAATCCACACCATCTACAACGTGTCTTGCAGTAACTACAATATCTTTTGTTAAAGCAACACCAGAACCTTGCCATTGTGGACACATAATATGTACAGCACTTGGTATTACTTCTTGTATCTTATTGGGAAAAGTTATAGATACAGCGGGTAAATTCTCATATATACCAATACCTATAGTACCAACAACTATAATACTTATTAAACTAATTAAAAGACCTTTGTCTAATTTACTCATACTGTACTCCCTTCCGCAGAACCTGTTGTTCTTTGCTGCTGTTGTTGTTTATTAGCGTTTCTACTCGGCTCAGACGCACCGAATGTATCATTCTGTTGTCCAAACTGATTCTTAATAGGTTGCATCTGATATGATATACCCTGTAATTCGTGTGGTATAGCAGACCGATACCATTGATTAAAATGTTCAAATCCCAAATATTCACTCATAATTCTTGTTACCAATGGTATATCAAGTTCTGCACCTTGCTGTGCCGCAAACTGATATGTAGGTATTATCCATTGGGTTATGAATCCCGACAGTTTTTGATACATCATTTCTGGCGATGTTCGTTGTGCTGAATATGGAATTATTTTAAATATAAAGTTATAAAAGTCATTTACTCTATCAGCAGGGCTGAATACTCTTGGTAAATCACCTACGCCTGGAACGTGATGAATTAGTGGGATATATTCTTTAGGGTCTGTCCATACTTTCCAAGCAAGTTTATTAATAATACTTGTCATAAACCCGTGCCAGCGGGTATACATGTTATTTACTATTCTACTGGCATTAGCTAATACCATCTGTTCCTGACCAAGAGTAGGGGCTTGTGCCCCACGTCCAGCCAATACATCTGAACTTGCACCCGTCTTAGTAAACTCTGTCTCAGCAAAATTCATCCAATTATAATTATCTGGATTAACTCCACCAACTGATTCTTTACGAATCGACTCAGAGTTCATTGCTTCCATTACATCAAGATTCTTAGCATTAGTAACTTTCTTGCCTAAATCTTCATTTCCTGGTGGGACAAATAATATATCCTTCTGACTTTCAGCCTGTTCCCTTGCTGTCTTAGCTAATATATTCATTGTTACGTCAAGGTCGTGCCAAGCCCAAGCAGGGGGAATAGGATATGTAGTACCTGGAAAAAACTTATATCCAAGAAAATCATAGGGTGACTGCCCTGGCCCATCTTCCTCAACGGTATGTAGAATCTTTGCCGCCTTACCATATGGTAATATTGTAATGGTAATATTTTCATCATATAAGTATAGGTCTATGAATGTAGTATACTCACGCAACGATAACTTATTAATATCCCATTCACCATTAGCAATCTTTTCGGGATGATACTCGCTGGTTAATTTACAATCTGAAGAAATTTCATCTGCATATTTACTAAATAAATCTTTAGCATAATCCGTAGGTAATTTATAAATATCACCCTCTAAAATAAAATCACTACGGGTTTTAGCCGCCACATCACCTATATAATCCGCATCATCAATGACTCTAATAGCGTGTTTACCATATTTAATTACATCATCTTTAAGATTAATAACTCTGTCATATTCTGTAAAAGTACGTGTAATACCAGCCCCAAACATGGAATTTATGGCTGCTGGAATAAGTACTGTTTCAGCAAAGTTTATTTTATCTAATATAAAGTTTAAGGCTAATTGAGTAGTAAATGCCCAGGGTCTACAATTGCCCATATTGGTTTCAACAAGAATCTTAGGGTTGCCTTCTACCAGATATGGCACTATTGTAAATACCCCTCTATCAATAAGATTTATCAAATGCTCCCTACCGTATGAAGCATCAAAAAACCCACTCGCCCACAATGCCAGAAGTTTCTGTCGTTTTTCCAAAGCTGGCTCTTGTTTCTTTTGCCAAGCCTGTGCTAATTTTTGACAGCGTTTCTCAAACTTCTTGTCGTCTCCGATACCGTTATCATATAAGTATTTTTTACTTTTAGACATTTACATTCTCTTAAAATAGAAATTTTCGCTTCTCAAATCGTTCTTTTTCTTCCGCTTCATTAACTCTATTCATTCGTGCCTGAAACGAATTATATGGTGGATTAATAGCAGTTTGCCAGTTTCCTATAGGCTGTTCATTACAAGCTAATATACATAATGCCGCTGCTATTGCCCTATCGCCATGCCGCTCCAATGCACCAGTGCCTAAATCGGCTTTTAATGCCCTTACTGCACCAACTCCTTTATCTCTAAATATGTAGTCAAATAACTCATCTAAAAGGTCTTTATCGTGTATTGTAATGGCCTTGTACTCATCTTTATTATCTGTAAGCCCACAACTTAGTGCTATGCCCAGTTCACCAAGTAAATTATCTTTTGCCTTACCATGTCCAAACCAACCCCATTTCTGGGTCAATTTGCGTGTTTTTGAATCTTCACGCCTTTGTGTATAAATATATGGATAACGATGGAATATGACTCGATTTGTAAACATTGAACCACATCCACCACCAGTGTCCCATATGACATACGTGGGCCGTATCCCACCTACCCAATATGCCAAAGCAATAGTAATATCTGCTAAATCCTCTGGCTTTGTATTAGCATCTGCCCACGAACCTACCTGTTCATAGGTATTCCTATCATATATTACCATAGCCGAATTAGCTGACCCTAAACCATAAGACGGGTCTACTGCTATAATATAGTTATGTCTTTGTTCCGGCCTTCCAAATGGAAGTGCCCCCCACCACTTTAATCTACCATATCCTATACTAAAATATATTGATTCTTCATCTATTCTGCCATTTGAATACTGAGAGAACTGTATATCACCAACATAATCAGGTTCTCTAATATCCCGTTTCTTGATTTCCTCAAGTACATTATTATCAAATGGGGATTCGGATGCCCCAAGCGGAGTAGCCCATATATTAGAAATAAAGTCTCTTTTATTGCCTTTGCGTCTTTGTTCCTGATAATCATGCCAGGGACTTCTAAAAGCTTTAGGAAGATTTTTACAACCATCTACTATAAACTGTACTCTTTCCTCATTTACATCATATTGAGAAATATCGCCCAATAATAATGCATTTTCTACATCTTTATCTTTATAATACTCAGTATCGAGTATCTTTAATAATCCAGGTTCGGGCGAAGTATATAATCCTTTGTTCTTAACAGGATTATTATACCAAAGTAATTCCACTACTTTAGTAGTTGCTTTGGTAAGGCATTGGTTGAAACAATGTCCAGCACCAAGCCAATGTGTGCTACTATAAATAATACAGGGAGCTACGTCGTGTACACTTCCCTCAATTGCTGTAGCAGTAGAAGCATCTACACGCCCGAACTCGTCAAGCAACAATGCCGTTGCTCGGCTACCAGCAGAGAATGATTCATTAGTCGTTTCTCCCACTATAGACGAATTATTTAACGGTATTGTCAACAACATATCTTTACGGTTATTCTTAGGATTATAACCGCAAAGTTCTAACCACCACGAAGGCAAACAATTGAACACATTATCTATTTTTGCAAAGAGCGTATAATAATCACCAAAGTTATCCACAAGCTCCTTTTTACGAGAACCTACGATAAAGTTAGAATATTCATATAATAAAGTCTTGGCAGCAAATAACTTACAACAAATCTCAGATGCCCCTTCTTCACGACTCTTATTAATTCCTGCATCATATCCATTCTCAATACACCAATCCAGTGTTTCTACGGCTGGTAATTGAGCCGGTCTTAGTACAAAAGGATAATTTAATCGTGTCCAGGGATTATAAGTCCAGGCCACTGAATTAAAAAATATAGGTATATATCGTCTACATAGTTCCATAAAGACCTGTTGGGCTTTTTTGTCTACCGCCAACATCTTATGGAGTTCGATTCTAAAGTCAATATTAGCCTTTAAATCAGCAGGGATAATATTAAAGAAATCCTTTGGATTATCAGGTATATTAATTTTCATTAATTTTTTTCTTATAATCTTCTAAAAGTTCAATAAGTTCATCAATAGCAAAAAGCAATGGTTTTTTAATATCAGCCCTTTGTTCAACAAAAGCAATAGTTTGAAATAATGACCTTACTTCTAAAACCATTGGTGTGCAATAGGTTACTGAACTATATTCTAATCCAATTTTTTCTAAAAATTCCTCAATCTCTTTTTGTTTATTAGTTTTCATTATCATTATCTGTCTCCTTGTCCTCAAATGAGGCTAATAACTGTCGCCCGAACTCTTTAATCTCACTGGCAGCTATTTCTTTAATTTCAATGGTTTTCTTATTAATCTCCACCTTCTGTACTTCCTGGAAGTATTCGGGCATACGGCATTTAAGTAGAAACTTTAATAAAGTATCGTTAGGTAATGCCCGTTTAGTCTTAACCCTCTTATTGCCTGGTACATCCCTAATTATCGGATTACCACGCTCATCATAACCGCTTGGTACTTTTAAGTAAACCTGGTCAGTTTCCTGATACTCATAACCCATAGCGGTTTTTACCGCTGCCGTAATTAAAGCAATATCAGCACGCTGTTTGGCTAACTCTATGAACTCATCTACTGACTTACATTCTTTCTTTAAATCTTCAAGCCATTTTAATGAGTCAGTACCTAAGCAACCAATTATGACTCCAATATCGGAGATACTCTGTCCATTCTCCAATAAGTCTTTAGCAACAAGGGCTAACGCTTTATTTACATCTTTTCGTGGTCTTGGCATAATATCCCAATTTAAATTAAATGAATACTATATATAGGAGCTTAATAACTTCGTATATATAGCTCCGTACATCCCTGTACTAAGAATCAAATAACATCCTGTTATTTAATTAGGAATATAGATATATAATATATATACCCCTCTATATATACATCAAAATAGGGGGGGTTTTTCCAATAATGTTCTTTACACAAAATTTTACTCACGTTTATAAGTGTATATTAGGTAATAGTTTATATCACTAAAAAAATTTTATAAAAATTTTATTTTTTTTAAAAACTGTCAAGATAATTATTATATATGTCCTATAATATCGTTATTTTTAGAATGTACTTTTTAACGTAAAATAAGGACTTATGAGATTTTAGTCTTATAATATATTCTATATTATTTAATAAATACTATATTGCTTGAGATATATCTCACTATATATAAAATTGATATACTATTTTAATTTCTTTTAAAGAATTTTAATAGTATAGAGCCTATAACCCCAAATCTTGTGTCCTATAATATGTGTAGTAACTGTCAGATAATGACAGTATTAGGTACAGTTATTTATATAAACTTTTAACAAATTCGGACGTTAATTGTATGTTACCTTAGTTAGTCCTAAGTAACATAGGAATGTCAAGCATATTCTCGTAAATGTTTGTTTAAATAATTATATTGCAGATTTTGGTGACTATTTACCTCCCCTACACGTCTACTTACTTCTGCCCTACCTACCCTACGTCCCATAATATCTATAATATACTATAGTATACTACGTCCTATAAAAAGTTAAGTAATTATCTAACAAGTTATAGGACTTAATGGGTATATGGGGCATGACTATTATCCTTTATATATCATTTATATTATCTACACTATCTAATACACTAATACTAATTATATCAATAACATTAATTATAACAATTACTTCTATCCTTCTTATATGCGTATAAATCCTTGTTATAGGACGCAAAAAATTTTTTATTTTTAATTTGCATATACCTTGTTTGTGGATTATACTTTGGGTATAAACAAAGCTCTTTAATAAAAACTTAATAACAGCAAACAACAAAGGGGGTTAAAATGCTTTACTACCTATTAGACAAAGTACATCAGGCTGATTTTTATCCTTGTATTATCATTGCGTTTCTTGCTTATTGCTCGCTTTGTTAAACAGCGATTAAGATTACGCTGTGCTGCAATAATGGTATAGCGTAGTTTTATTTGCTGTTATCGTTCTTTTATAACTTAATAGTGTATTAATTGAAAGGGTTAAAATGTCAATGCAGAGTACACCGCAGAGTACATCAAAACGTAAGCGGGACTATTTGCAGTTTTGCAAAGAACATCATATTAGGACAGTTAATACGTTACCATATATAGACAAGGCTATCTGCGAGCCTTGCCCAAACTATGCAAATTGTATCGATACAGAATGTTGGTTATATGATGTTTATTCCCGTAAAACCCCACAAGTAAAATGCGATAATTGCAAT